CACGGTATCCGCCACCAATTAACCCTCTAGTGGACGAATTACAAGCCCCCGCATCTTCTCTTTTAACAGACATGTCGCCAAAATCTGTGGCATCGCCTGTAGTTGCAAAAGTGATGTATTGAATTACATTCACTTCTTGGTCAGAGCCAGTTGAACCACCAGCAAAAATTCCACGAGTAGTAGAGCCGCAACCTGCCGCACCTTGATACGTTCCTACCAAATCACCAAAATCAAGGGCGTTACCTGTACTTGCTATATTTACATACGACATATTGTTAACAAGAGCATCGCCACTTGTTCGGCCACCAGCCCAAACCCCCCTCACCAACGCGGGCGTCACACTGTTACTAGACGCACTAAACGCGCTAGGCCCATAACTGTTAATTGCCCACACAGCAAACGTATAAGCAGTGCCGTTTGACAATCCAGTAACACTAATGGGAGAAGAAGCCGCTGATGCAATGATCCCTTGGGGCGATGAAATGGCTGAGTATGCTGAGATGGCCGAGCCGCCCACATTGGCAGGGGCAGTAAAAGCCACAGACGCAGAAGCATCACCACCCGTAGCCGTCCCGATGGTCGGCGCATTAGGGTTGTTCAGCGGATCATAAAAGGCTGAGATAAACCCAGCAGGAGGACGTAGTGGCATGATGCCCCCCTTTATGCGTTAATCTCTTCCCAGCTTGCGTTCACTACAAGATCACTAGCCGTGCCAGCAGTTGCACCGATGGATTGATTCTCCAGCAAGTAAAACGTGGTGGTCTTGTCGGTCACAATCAATGTAGCGTCAGCAGGAACTGAGATCGTAGAAACAATCGGAAAAGCCGTACCACCCAATGCGGCGGCGCTGTACACGTTGATCGTGATGTCAGCGGCGGCTGAACCGTCTACGTTAGCAACGGTGATTGAGTTGATCTTGAAAACTTTGCCACTAGATGCGGCATTGCTTACCAAGCTAGTAGCGCTGGTCGTGCTTAACGATGTTTGCGAAGAGTTGCCATAAATGGCGGCTACGTTGACAATATTTGGATTTGCCATGATTGTTCCTTACAGACCGAAGATGAGTGAAAAAGCAATGGCTTGACCTTTGGTCGCACCTGATGGGGTTGCAAAACTGAGATTACCAGCACCATCAGTTTGAATAATTTGATTTGCTGAACCGTCAGTGGTAGGGTACTTCAAGCCAGCAGGGTTGTTCATGATGCGCTTGACAGTGCCTGATGCGTTTTCGGCGTACAGAGCCATGTCGGTGTCGGCGATGTTGAAGCCGAGTTCCCCGGGCAACAAGTTAGCCGCCAACGGCACAGCCGCCCCTGTCGTCGTGCGATAAAGCTGAATAGGTGTAAAGCCTGATGCCGCCATAGTGTTACCTCAAATTCTCAAGTTTGTACAAAGTCTTCATGTGCAACGCTGTCAACTCATCAATGATGTTCTCTAGCGCAGGCACATTCTTGGCTATCTTTTCACGATTTTCGGTTAGCCAAATTATATCGTCGTGAATCATTTTTGTCGTGTTTTCCACGCTACCTTCAATTTCACCCAAAAGCCCAAACCCACCTTGATAGGCTTCGACATACTTATCCAAATTGTCGATCAGGTCTTCGTAGTAGTGACCTAGCGCTTTGTGCTCTGAATAACTGTTTGTCTTCCAGTGCCTGATGTGCGCGGCGTTACGGGCCTTGAACATGCGGTCAATAAGTTCTTCTACCATCAGAATGTGCCTCCGTTGATGCCAACAAAAGTTGTACCTGTGATAGTTGTACCCGTGATAGCGGCGGCTGTTGTGCCACCAATAACCATATTGTTGATCGTGCCAGCGGTAGCAGGGTTAACCGTTAATGTGCCTGTACCAGTAGGAGCAATTGAAATTGTTGCGTTGGCTGGGTTCATGTTAAACGCGCCATCAAGCGTCAAGTTAACACCACCACCCGCACCCCATTGAAGAACAGGTGCTGAACTTGAAGTTCTTAAAGCACCACCACCAGAGCCTGAAGCATCAAAATTAGTACCAACAAACTTTGTACTTGCAGTAATTGTTGTGCCTGTTACTGCCGCCGCTGTTGTCGCGCCAACAGTTGTTCCGTCAATTGCGCCACCAGTCACAGCCACAGAATTTGCATTCTGCGTAGACATAGTTCCCAAACCCGTAATATCTGTGTTTGGAATAGTTGATGAAGCTGTTAACGCAGTTGTACCAGCGCCTTTGACATAGCCTGTCAATGTAGTAGCACCAGTGCCACCATTGGATACCACAAGGGTTCCAGCTAAGGAGATTGCTCCAGAGGTTGCAGAAGCTGGAGTCAAACCAGTCGTGCCACCTGCAAATGTAGTAACACCACCAGCAGGGGCTGGTTGCCATGAGGCAGTTGTGCCATTAGACGACAACAGATAGCCGTTAGCGCCAATTGCTAATCTGGTAGCGCTGTTTACGCCATCTCCAAGGATCAGGTCACCAGTTGTAGTGATAGGCGACAAAGCGTTAAACGCCGCACTTGCTGTAGTCTGACCAGTACCGCCAGAGCCAATTGCTAAGGTAGCAGAAAGGCCAGCCGCTGTACCAGTTGTGTTTTGATTCAGTGTCGGAACATCTGCAACTTGTATGGTGTTCATCACCACATTCGTTCCATTGCCGCGCAAGTACGATCCACTTGTCACTGCGCCAGCAAAAGCGTTCATTGCCGCTTGAGCAGTAGTTTGACCTGATCCACCAGAAGCAATAGCCAGAGTCGTAGACAGTCCAGCCGCAGTGCCTGTAGTGTTCTGGTTCCATGTAGGAATAGCGCCAGCCAAGTCTGCGTAAGCAATGCTGACCACACCTACTTGACCGTTAACAGAACTGACCAAGTTAGTCTGGTCAATCTTCTGCCATGTGGAGCCGTTAAAGATAGCCCAGTCACCAACCTGCCAGTCAGTCACGCCATTTAAATTGGTTGAGCCTGCTACGGAAACAATGTAGTAGTAACCGTTTACACCAACGCTAGAAGTCAGCGTAGGCGTGTTAGTCGATGCGTTCCATGAACCTTGATACGACAAACCACCTGTAAAACTTGCAGTTGTGACGCTTGTGATCACACCTTTAGCATTGACGGTCACCACAGGAATTGCAGTGGACGAGCCATAAGTGTTAGCAGTCACACCAGAGGCTGGCAAGTCTGCGTTGACCAAAGCTCGGAAAGTTGTAGGTGCGGCGGCTCCAGCGGCAGGGCCAGCGTAGACCACATTAGCAGGTTGATCCACCACCAACAAGGCAGAACCCCATGATGGAGCACCAGCGCCACCAGATACTAAAACTTGTCCTGCGCTTCCAACAGGACCAATGTACAGCCCATCAGCACCAGACCAAACAATAGCGCCAGCCGCAGGCACTAAGCTCCGCGCTGTACCACCATTGCCTAAACCAAGGATGTTATCGACTTCATCATCAGCAGACAAGTCAACAGCAGGATGTTTGTGATCGCTACGAGCAATGGTGTTTGCAACACCTGCTGAGCCAGTTTGGAAACCAGACTCTGGCGCACTAGCGCTGTAGCTTGCGGCTAAGGTGACATTACCACTCAGTGCTCCACCACCTGTCAAACCATTACCAGCAATCACTTGTGTGCTTGTGGGTACATAGCCTGAGATCGTTGCAGGTATTGTGGTAGCCGCAGTTACTCGACCTTTAGTGTCAACAGTAAAAACTGGAATGTTTGTTGCATCGCCATAAACACCAGAAGTTACGCCTGAATTGGCTAACTGCACGGAACCTACACCGCCGTTAGCGATGCTCAAGGTTACATTGCCTGTTAGAGCACCACCACCAGTCATGCCTGTGCCTGCAATCACTTGGGTACTTGTGGGCACGCCTGCAACGCTTAACAGATCACCAACACGGATTTGGTAGTTGTTGCCCTGATAGACGATCATCATCAGGCTGTTTTCGTCAGCCACAGGAGCGACAGGTAACTGCGTGATTCGGGTCGGTATCAGATTACTTGGGACATCAGACATTTAAAACTCCAAATAGCTATTACCGTCTTCGGTGATGAAGAACTCGTCGCCTGCTTCTTGTATCACACCAGCAGGGCGGGTGTTGACAGGGGTGTCAGGGCGGTTGAAGGGCAATGTAATTTTATCAGGGCCACGGGGTGCGAGGCGATAGGGGTCGTACTCGTCGACATCGTCGGCGCAGACCATGAGCCCCGGGTAATTCGGGTCGCTCTGCAACTCCGCCATCAGGAACTTGCGCGAACAGCGTGCGCAGATCGCAATGCCGTAGGTCGCTTCGCCTGTTGGGTCTAGGAAGAGGCTCATTTGGTGTAGACCCCGATGCCGGGGTTAATCTGGATCGACGACCCATCATTGTCCCCATCCCATGCTCTCTGCACGCTCATCGCCGCCTTCTGCTCTAACATGGGTATCAGCGCCGCATCCACCGCTGGAGTCTCTGCGGCAACCTTAGCGGCAAGCCCATCCACAATCGCCTGTAGCCATCGCTGAGGCACTTCCACCTCTTGCTGGAGGTTCTCTGTGTCCATGATCTGGCGGTGTCTCCACAGCACGAGCTGGGCAAGCTCAGCGTAGTCTGCGGGGGCAGGCCACAAGTTGACGACAGGGCGTGGGAGGTCGCGTTGATACCAGAAGGTGGCAGGACGACCGGGGAACACCTTGTTGCTCTGATTCACATACCCATCCCGATTCAACACACCTAACGGAATCTCTTGTGGCAGGTTGCCAAGCGTCACCAGCGTCAGCGTCATCGTCGATGTCGAGGTGAATCTGAAGTATTGATAGGGCAACGCACCAGAAATGTCCGTCCAAACAATCTCACCAGCCGCCGCCGTTGCTGATTGCGTGCCCACAGTCGTCCAAGTCGAGCCATTTGTACTAACTTGGAAGGTAACAGGCACAGCCGCCGCACCCCACTTGATGCCAATCGTGTCAACAGTGGTTGTGGTCGTGAAATTTACTGTGTAAGCAGTCGAAGTGATGGTCGTCGCACCAGTTAACTGCTGAATTTGACGGTAATTCAAGTTCAGCACATCAACAGTACCCAAAGGAAGGGTCACAATCTGCTGATTTTGGTACATTGGCAAGATTACATAGTCAATACACCAGCTAGGTGTACGAATGTTCGCCAATTCTGACAAAAACAGGTAGAGGGATTCGAGCGCATAGCTTTGCATTTCGCCAGAAATGGCTTGGGCAGGCAGTCTACAGCGCCTGAAAGCGTGGTCTACGACTTTCAGCGCATTAAATGTAGTGCCGCTCACATTACCAGAAAAAGCCATGCTAACCCCGCATTGTAGTCAGGATGCTTGCTGATCCAGCACGCTCTTATTGACGAAAATTATAGTTTATTAAGTCAGAAAAAACAACTTAACAATTAACTTTTGCCTTCATTGCCTTACCACCCTTTTTAAAGGGAGCAATCATAGGCTCACGAGGTGCAACTGGCATCTGGCGGCGAGGAGCAGTGACACCCAAACCCTTTTGGGCAGGGGGAATCATGCCTTGACCACCACGAGGGCCAATGTTTTTCACGGTCTGTGACTTCATCATCTCTTCTTTTTGCATGCGAGGTGACTCAGTCTTCTCGTGCTTAGCCATTTCCTTGCGACTAGCGTACATCTCGCCTGTCTTGGCTTCTTTCATGCCACCTTTAGCATAGCCACCCTTAGCCATCTTCATAGCAGGGCCACCACTCTCATAGTTGCAAGGCTTTTCGCTGAAGTCAAAGTCCTTGACATATTTCATTTTTGCCATGATTTATCCTTGTGGGTTAGCGTATGTCTTGATGCATTCAAGAACAACACAGTACATATCACCTGCTGAAGCATCTAGGGTAGTAAACAGCACATCACCAGTTACACCAGCGCCTGCGTTGTTTGGAATACCACCAAAAGATGACAAGTCCATCAGATAGTTTGAGTTCTGAGGAATCATCCATGCAAACACATCCGTTGTGGCATCCCAAAGAATGCGCACTTCCATGCCATGTGTCGTTGCAAAAATCTTGTTCAGCTTTACACCATTACAAGCATTGCCAGAAGCATTGGAACGCAATGTAGAAACATCAATCTTAATTACACCAGTCTCACCAGTGCCATCAGAGATATTTGTAAATTTAGCAATAAACAATCTCTCGCCATCGAGGATTGTTTGCGAAGCTACAGCATCAGCCATTATGTTCTCCTGTTTCAGTTGTTTCAACCACTTCAGGCGAGTCTAAACGCCTGATTAACATCTGGTATGCACTCACTGTAGCCTGCGCTTGAGTCAGGAAGATTTCAGCCTTCCTGATCTCAGTTT